AATGGTTTATTTGCAATTAATTTGACACCAGTTTTGTTTAGTGTTTTAACAACTGGTTCTACTGATGAACACCATTTTACTCCTAGTTGTTTTATTTCTCAACTATTTCGTTTTTGGCATGGTACTATGGAAATTCGTTTCCAATTTGTGTGTAGTAAATATCATAAGGGTCGAGTGAAGATTGTTTATGACCCCAGTGACGTGTCACACCTGAGTGGTGATAATGAGGATAATATTAACTATTCACAGATTGTTGATTTAGCAGAAACTCGTGATGTTACTATTAAGGTTCCATGGGGCCAAGATCGTCATTGGCTGAATACTGATAATGTTTCCCTTCTTGGTGGTTCCGAGAATTTTGGTGTACCCGGTTCTTTGTCTCATTTTGGACTTGATGCTAGTAATGGGCAACTTGGCGTTTTTGTCATCAACGAGTTAACGACGCCTAATTCAGTTGCAAATAATGATATCACTGTTAATGTTTTTACAAGAATGTGTGATGATTTTTGTGTTATGAATCCTACTGGCTCCCGTATTTCAAATCTCACATACTTTCCTCAATCTTGTCCAGAAGTTGAAGATGATGAATGTTTGTGTGATGTTATTTGCACCTCTTTCGTCTACGAAAAGCAGTCTGCGCCTGAACCAGAAGTGGACATGGAAAATAATTCCGAGCAAGATAATGCTCCAGTTTCCCAGGAAAGTTGCAATCTCGACATTGGTATGGTCGAGAAACAAGATCCGCAATTTTTTGATGTTTATCCTGGTGAGACGATTGAGTCGCTTCGTACTCTATTAAAGCGATATTGTTATCATTCTTCTTATGGTCCCACTACAGCTACCAGTGGAACGTTACGAGTGAACCAGTGTACTTTTCCGTATTATAGGGGTGATCCTGCTGGAGCTATTTATACTACCACTGTACCTGTTGGCACGTGGAATTTTTGTATGAACACGTTTTTAAATTATATCACTCCTGCATTTGCTGGATGGCGTGGGGGTTTACGTTGGAAGGTAGTTATGGATTCGACTAGTCAACGAGCTATTGGTCACATTGTTTCGATAATGCGTCGTGCTGATGAGCGCGCCGTGATTTTGGATACATTTTCTAACGACTGGGACACAGTCAGTAGTAATGGTGCCGTTAGTACTGCTGTTCGCGCGGACGGCGCCCAAAATAGGCTATTTACGGCTACTGGTTCTCGTGTGATTAACGAGACTATGGATGGTTGTGTCCTAAACCGCTGTGATGCTGGTGCTGTCGAAGCTGAATTTCCATGGTATTCCAATTTGCGATTCACTCCCGCGAAACTGCAGAATAAGACTACTGCAGTTGATTTTACGGATTATTTCTTTACGACATCATCAATGTTTCAGGGAGCCAGTGATATCCAGGAGATTCATACTTATTGCGCAACAGCAGAAGATTTTAATGCGTTCTTTTTTACAGGAACGCCCGTTGTTTATGTGAGCAACAACCCGTCGCCTTAATCGACGTTAAACTAGCCATGTGGTGACCACATGGGGGGCATTTATGTCCTAGGACAGGGGAAACCCTGCGCTTTGAAATTATAAACTGAAAGGTTTTTAAAATACTGGCG